GATGCGGACTACTGCGGAACTTTGATGGACGACAGAAACAAAGCACAAAACAAATGAACAAAACAATTGCAGAATTACAAGAACGAATCGAGGAACTTGCTTCCGAAAACGAAGCGTGGAAGAAAGAGGCGAAACGATGGAGAGACATGTATATCGAATACGATGAAATGCTTGAGAAGGATCTTGAGAAAGCCAAGACGCGCATTGCAAATGTGATGGCTAAAATTAAGTCGCTGGAGAAAGAAATGAACGACGAGAAATACTAAAACATGAAGCCAAATTACTATCAAATCATTAGGGAATGCGTTGAAACAGGAACCCGTCACGGAGTGTCCCGAGCACATAAACATACCGATGACCCGCCATACGACGTTATCGAAACCTGCGTTCAGGACGCAATTATGATTGAAATCACAACCAAATTTAGCTTTGCTCAATGCGAAGACGAAATCAACTACCAAGAACTATGAAAAAGAGCGTAATCGAAAAATTGGAATCATGGCTGTGGCGCGGTTATGGAATCACTCAGCTTCAGGCGCTGGAGAAGTGGGGATGTATGCGACTCTCCGCTAGGATCAACGAACTTCGGAAGATCGGAATGCCAATCATCACGCATACCATTAAGCAAGACGGCAAAAGCTTCGCCAAATACACAATTACTAAACCATGACAAGACAAGAAGTAATTCAAAAGCAGACTGACGAAATCATGGATGAATTTGATTTCGAGCTAGTCAGGAAGATGTTTGAGGAAAACAAGTGGACCTATCGCGGGAATTTTGAAACCCCTTCGCTTGGAGAACTAAGGAAGTTAGCAAGACAAGTAATAAGAGGCGCAGCCGATGATGGGTATTGCTTTTCGGGGAGATTCTCCGCAATTTGCACCGAGGACTCTGACGAGAAGTGGCTGCGGCTAAACCTCATGTTTACCCCGACAAGCTGGTTCATTGATGAAGGGGAGGTATACGAATGAGCGCAGGAAAGGGGGATTCACCGCGCCCGGTGAACGCAAAGACCTACGGTGAAAACTACGACAACATATTCAGAAAGTGGCAAACTACACCAAAGACAACGGATTCAGAATCATCGCAGGAAGACCAAGACACAAACCTTGGGAGCAACGAGTTACCGCCACATTTCGACTGACCTACGAGACTTACCAGCGAATCCAGCGGCTTGCAAAGAGGGAAAGAATTATTCCATCAAAAGCACTGGAATTGCTGGTAAGGACGGCGGAATCAGAGAAGATTGAGCCGACGCAAGTAGTGGACTACACCAAGATCCACCACAAGAGCAGTTATTCCTGTTCAAACATTTTAGACAAGCACTTCAAATGAAACTGTTAAAAGGATTCCCTAGCCGCTACAAGGATGCCCCTGAGGCCACCGGAGACGACTGGTGGGCACATTACCGCCTAGCCCTCGCCACGGTCGATTCTGGAGGCATTGTGGTGATGTATGGGGCGCACGGGACGGGCAAGACGCGAATGGCTTGGGAAGTTGCCCGAAAATGCACGCCTAAAGACGCAACGGTGAGTATCGCAGGCGTTGGATGGACTACCGCCAAGCGTGACAGGCCAGCGATCTACACTACGGCTGTTGGGTTATTCCGCGACATTCGGGGGACATACTCGAAAGATGCGGACGCCTCCGAGGCGCAAGTAATCAAGAATCACACGGATGCCGGGTTGCTGGTCATTGACGAAATGCAAGAGCGTGGGAAGACTGAGTTTGAGGACAGGGAACTGACCTCGATTATTGACGAGAGATACGCTCACGAAAGGCCGACGATCCTGATTACGAACTACACAAGGGAGAAGCTGGCAGCGTCACTTTCACCCGCTGTCCTAGACCGGATTCGTGAGAATGGATGCGGACTCAATTTTAACTGGACAAGCTTCAGGAAACAGGGCAGTATCTGACTCACGCCCCACAAGCCTCTCAACGATGCTCAAACCATATCGTGAATTAACACGTGAACCCCTAGGACGCTAGGGGGTAGGGGATTTCTTGTTCGTGAGGCGTCCCGCTTGGCCCGTCGGGATCACCCTTTCACGAGCAAACCGGGACGGATTCCAACTCCAGCCCGGAGTTAACGGGCCTTCACTTTCTGTCAAGCCTTGCGGTAAAGCGTGCAACGGTTACCGTTAACACAGAACGGCCTTTTCAACAAGTCTCCATTGCTCACCATTCGCTTTAGTTTTGCTTCAGCGGAGGATCTGGATGCCCCGCCGCCTAATTGAAGAAACTCTTCACAGGTAAACTCGTCTTCTTGTCGAGGCGGTTCGACTGATTGGGCAATCGCCCATTCTAAGCTACTCAATGCCTTTTCCGTTTTTGTGTTTTTCATAAAATTCCCATTGGTGAGATCCAATCATTGCCCTCCTTGATGACGTGCCATGCGTGCCAAGCACCGGTCTTGTCGTTAATCATGCCGTAGATGAATCCTTGTCTCCAGCCCATCTTGGAGGAGTAGCGATCAGCGTAGTGCATTTTCTCGATGTCACCGATGCAGCCGGAAGACATGCTCATCCCCCCGTCAGCGTGAGTTGCAACGTAAGTATCAGGCTTGTGAACGTGTCCGTGGATGCAGCTCCCCCAGTCGGCATGATGGAGCTTGGCGGGGCTCACCATGGATGAACGGAATCCGTGCATGAATTTTGGTCCACCTTCCGGTATTTTCAAATACTTACCAACAACGTATGGAATCCACGTAATCTTGCGCTTCTTAAACTCGACTTCGCTTTGCTTGGCTAGTTCGGCACAATGCTCACGAAGGACTCCGTTGCTGTTGTCTCGTCCGATTTGCCAGATCCGGTCATCGTGATTGCCCAGCGTCAGAATGTTTGGCTTGTATTCATCCAAGAACTTGATGCCCGCATTGTAGTCCTCAGAGATTCCTCCTGCTCGATCTTCAGGGCTTGCTCCACCGCGCAACGGCGAGAAGTCCCACAGGTCGCCACCGTGAATGCGGTAATGCGGTTTGAAGTCCTCAGCGAACTTTAGCAGCTTTTTGCGTGATTCATCGTGAATCAAATCGCCATGAGAGTCGGCACAATAAAGGAAGCGTTTGAATGCCATGTTTTCTTGAGTTAGTCTAGATAGCCCATGACTCCGTGAGCGATAGCTCTTGCAATGTCAAGTTTTTTACTCGTCATCAATGCCCAGTCTTTCGGGCTACTTCCGAAACCAACCTCGCAAATGATCGCTGGACAATGCGTTCCCGAAAGGAATTCTGAGCCGCGATCACCTTGGAAGCGTGGTTTTGCTCCTCTGGCTTTTATTTCGCCAACTCCCAAACACATTTCGTCGTGGAGGCTTTTAGCCAAGGCCTTCCCGTTGCTGCTGCTGCTCCAATACAGCCACTCATGGCCGTTCGCCTTTGGATCATCAGAGGAGTTGAAATGCAACTCAATTGCAATAGTCGCGTTGCACTCCTTTAGCCTTTTAGCTAACCACCTTTGCGCGGAACCGTAACCGGCCCCTTCATACTTGGAGATTTCAACAGTGTCGACAGCCCTTTTCCCAAGCTCGTCAACGATCATTTCTCCAAGTTGACGATTGTAGCTCCATTCTGATTCGCCACCTACTGATACCGCTCCACCCTCGATTCGCCCGTTGACGCTGCGAGAATGCCCAATGCAAATTGCTACTAGTTGACTCATATTAATATTTCACAAGAATGTAAGCAACCCAAACCAAAGTGAGTGCTACTACGGCAATAATACCTGACCAGAAAGACTGGTCTTGATAAGGGTCCATATTGGAATGATGTTCACTTAGAAGAATAAGTCACGTAAGCTTTAGCTGCGTTTTCCATATCAAGCGCAAAGTTTCGAGTGCCATCTGGAGAAACACTCACAGAACAACCTGCGAGTAAAAGAATCGAAGAAATGATTGCAAATATCTCGTTTAGTTTCATAGGTTTTTTTAGTTCACCGCTTCTTAAGAAGTTTCAGCAAAGAAAGCAAGCCAACAATTATTCCGATTGTCAACGATGTCATTCGCATACCCCATTCAAGCTGCTCTTGGAATGATGTCACAAATCCAATAGCCGGGGCTACCGTTCCGACTACTCCGTGCAAGAAGTCTCTTCCTTGGTCAGCAGTCACTTATTGTCGCGTGCCTTAATGAGTCCAATTCCTGCGGTAACGGCTGCAAACGCGCTCATCAAATCAGGTGCTCCACCCTTGAGGACTTGAATGCCAACATTAGACAATGTGGCGACGATAGTAAGGATTCCCAGTGCTGTGGTTTTCATATGTTTTTGTGTTAAATTATGCCCACCAGATATTGGGGACATCATCAGAGATTGGTCTTGGGACTTGGACGGGATTGCCGTCTTCATCGTCCACGGTCCAGTCGGAAGACCAGTAGATGAACTGCTCGCCACCTGCCGGAATCGGGATGCCGACGAGATCTCGGAATAGCACCCACCATGCTCCATCAAACTCTCCCACAACGCACAACGCGTGTTCATGGGACGCGAGATTAGATTGCACCTCGCCATTCTCATCTGGCGAGGAAAAGCCATTGGCGATGCCGAACTGCTCCGCGACTGCTTTCGATGGGAAGTTTAGGATGTAGTCGGTCATGCTGTGAGTGATTGGAGTTTGTCGTTGGGCAGGCGTTTCTTGTAGTATCTCAGAGATGCAACACACCCGCACAGGATATTCCCGTTCTTCTCGTATCCTATTTTTAATTGGTTAGGCGTTGGGAGAGTCCCCGAGCCATCAGTTTGGGGAGCAACGCCATTTTTGGTGAGCGCAAAATCATTCAGCTTGTATGCACAAGCCAGTTTGAAAGCTACGTTTGAGGCTATTGGCGATCCAGAGCTCAAATTTACCTGAGTAGCACCGTTGTCAGTTACTGACAGCTGTGCAGCACTTGACCCTGTAAAAAGAGTGATGTTTTCAGTGCTACCATTAGCGTCTATCGACACAAGGTCTCTGGTTCCGCTGGTTACAGTGCGAGCTTCAACAAGCACCGACCCCTCGGTTTGGTTATACATACCAGTAAAGTTCGCTCCGGCAATACTGCAAACATCCGCACTACGCGCCAAACCAACCGTTGTCGTAGGGATGTAGCTTGTAACAAATGCGCCTGATTCAAACTGCGCACCCCAAACAAAGATGCCAGATGTGCCGTCTCCCGTGTATGTCGTGGTAATACCATCAGCAGACATTTGAAAAGAACTTTGTGTTGCTACTGTAGCAACTACTGAACATCTATACCACCCATTACCAAATGCAGTTATCTTAGGAGAATTTACGTTTGTTGTAGCAACTCCTGTATCAAGATTAAAGAAATCGTTTGAGCCTCCAACCCTTAGCACGATCCAATTTCTTTCTCCTTTTTTAGCGAATACGCTGAATGTTGCTGGAACTGTTGGAATACTTGTACTGTTTAAGGTGTGAGTATTTGAAATAGATGTATCCTCAACTAACTTGTCCGCAGTAAGCGATCCGTCTGGTGCTGTTGTGGCATTTGCGGTAATTGATGATCTTGTTTTAGTCCAATTCGCGTTAGTGAAATCTTGTGAAGCAACAAAAACGTTAGTCCTAGATTCCTCAATGAGTAGCCCATTGCAAGCCAGTGTGATCGGATCGTGGTCGAATCTCGCGGCGTCGATTGCTGCACTCTGGATCAAGCCGTTATTTCCGATGAATGTCCCTGTGCTTGCACGGGTCAACACCGGAGTCGGCCCCTTGCGAGCCGTCAGCGTCTTGTCGGTGGCGAACTGGAGGTCGAGGGATAGACCGTCTGGGTTCAACCCACCAGCCCCATTCAGCATATTTCCAAGAGCGTATTTCATTAGTAGCGCATTTGCATATTCGCGTTTGTAAAGATGCGGTTGGAGACTAATCCGCTTGTGTGGTTCTCGTCAAGTCGGATCATTTCATCCTGAAGAAGCAACTCAGCCTCTTGATCTGCAATCACGGACTTTTCTTGCTGTCCTTCAGCGCGGAGGTAGTCAGCGTAAGTCCCATGGGCCATGTATTGATACCATTCAGCGGGAATAGTAGTCGATTCTCCAGATCCATCACCATAGGTATCGGAAAGTTGCGCCTTGTAAGTTACAAACGCCTCGGTGGGATTTAAGTCTCCTGATACGAGTGTTGCACCGCTAGCAGTAACCATAATGTCATACTCTTGAACCGATGACGAAATATATGGAGCTTGCTTGTAAACTCGCAAAAACGTGTCAATAGATGAAAGTCCTGACTCTGAATATGGAATTACAGAGTTTGAAATTACACGTTCCTCGCCAATCTTTAGGAACCGTGTCCAGTAGTTACTAGCCCGATACGCACGCATAGCACGGCGGTTAATCAAAGCCTTGATTCGGGGAGTTTCAATAGACGCAAACACCACTCCGCAAAGTGCTTGGATAAGCGCAAACAATTCAGCGTATGTCTTGGTTTGCATATTAAATGTTTCCTGCTCTCAGGTGTGACTGGGACTTAAAAAAACCACGGACAAATGAACGGTCGTCCCAGCATTCGGAACCGTATTTGTTTGCAATGTTGAGATACTCGTATTGAGGAATTGCCCCGATTGGCTTGCCCAACGTGGACTTAGCTTCCCTCATGGCCCGCGCTTCAGCCGCCGCTTCAATCTCGCGCTTGTTCTGGAGTGCTTCTTTGAACTTCCGCCCAGAGCACAACTCTTTGACCAGAGCGTCGGTAATAGCGTCTTCGCAAATCATCGGAAAGAAAAGGGAAGGGGCGACGTTTTAAACCACCCCCTCCCGATTAGGATTTAAGCCAGATATTGGGCAAGATCAAGGATCTCAAGACCAATGACAATTTGGCCAGCGGTGATGCTTGCAACAGCAGCGTCAGTCACTTTGATGTAAACTGGCGTAGATGCGGAAGCAGCAGCCTTTGGAAGATAGCCACCAGCAATGGTGGTATCCCCAGAAGCCTGCACGAACACATCTCCAGTGTTGAACGATGGCAAGCCAGTGGTCATCGCGTCAACGTCAAGAGCGTCGATGAATTCATCTGGGTCTTCCAATGTGGTTCCGATGTTTACGACAAGGCTTGTGGAGCCTACGACGGCAACGGATTCAATCACAGCACACAGCGACACCGCACCACCAGCAGGGATTGTCGCAATTTGGCGAGTCCCACCATTGCCGATAGCAATAAGGTCAGCCGCAGTGAGACGAATCACATCCGTGTATGGGGAACGCTCGTTATTAGTTAATTTAGCCATATTTTTATTTTTCTAGTTATAATTAGTAAGCAATCTTGCCGTGTGCTTGCGGGTGCTTGACGCAGAGAGTGCCAGCAACGTCAACGTAGCCACGCTCGCCACCTCCTTGGTTCTCAAGACGAGTGCCGCCCATTGGGATCAGGGTGTTGAAGCCAAGATACTTAGGGTTGAGGACGTAACCGACGTTGGTCGATGCGGTTGGCATACAGCTTGGGTTGCCGTTGATGATCTTCACAATACCAAAGTCGGAATCATAGAGGTTGACCGAAAGCGTGATCGCCTTGCTCGTCGCGTCTTGATTGACATGGTAGGTAACGCCAGCACTCGCAGGTTGAGCGCGGGTGAAGCCGCTGATAACTTGGCGAAGAGCCGTGTTGGCAACGAGCGTCAGGCTGTTCATTTCGCCATTCTTACTAAAGATCGAACCCAACATGGTGTTGAAAGTCGATTCAGTAACAGTGGCAGCAAGGATCGAACCGGAAGGGGTTCGATAATCAGCAGGAACAGCATTGGTAGCTTGGGCGGTGGACTGAATCCACTTGCCAAGGCCACGCATACCGTAAGGAGTGCCAGCACCGTTTTCGACAGTCATTTCGTTGTCGGAAGCAATGGTAGCCTCGATGTCACGCTTGATTTCACGCATCGACTTTGCCTCAGCTTGAGCAACATTGGCAGGCCCAACGCTGGTGACTGCTTGTTGCAGATTCGACACAAGGTAATCCCGGCGCATCAGTTGGATGTAGTTACCCAAACGAGCGCGATCAGCAAACTTGTCGCTGAACGAGGTAACGTCGGAACCTTCGGAAATACCAGTCGTAACTGGGGATGCGAGGGAATCAACGGTCCACTCAGTGAACGTCGAAGCTGCTTTGCCTTTGGAGCAAAGCGACAGGATTGGGGTTTCTTCTGGAGCAAGGATAGCAAGTTCATTGCTGAGATCCTCACGGTTGGAGATTGCGGAACCCTTGCCAGTCTTGGCTTGGGGCGCATTTGGTTGATAAGTAGCACTAATTGGCATGATATTTGATATTTAGAAGTTATTTGAATTTAGCGATTCTGGCAGCAATCCATTCTTCCGGGCTACCACTTCTTTCAAAGCGGTTATACGCATCTCCTACCTTAGCCTTTGCGGGAGAAGAAGACTTCGCTGCACCAGCACCGTATGGGGTTGAAGATGGATTTACCTTCAATTTATTTCCCATTGCTGGTTGCTTCATGACCTTCTTTTTTTCGTAAATAGAATTAGCGGCGTGAGCCAAGATATATTCAATTTGAAATCCGATTTCTGGGACTTGCGCTTTAATGCGGTCGATCAACGGGTCCGACACCAGTGCCTTGTAGCTTTTCCCGATATCAGACTTTTCATCTTGGATCTCTGGGACTTCACTCTTAGCTGCCTCTGAATACTGCTGATACATCTGCTCATACTGGGCAATCTTAACAAGATGCTGTTGTTGAGCAGGGATGTATTTAGTCAGTGCTTCTCGGGCATTCCGGTTTGCTTTCCGAATTTGCTTTTTGCTGAACTCTTTGTCGCCAACTACGATGATATCGTCAGGACCATAATCTTCATGTTCCTCTAGGATTTCATCAGTAGTCTCAAGCGTCCGTTCAAGCTCGTCATACTTTCCTTTGAGTGCTTCAAACGAAGCAACTTCTCGGAAAGGATTCTCGTCTTGAGGGACAACCTTGGCTTGCGACTGAGGCTGTGATTGAATCTTCTCCTCCAAGGCTTTTTTCTGAGCGGTCAGCTCACCGATACGTTGCAACAATCGGCTTTTACCTTTTTTGGCTAAAGATTGAATCTGCTCAGTCGTAAGAGATAGCAGGTCAATTTCGGACTCTTCTTCGGCTTCCTCCTCGGATTCCTCTTCGGTTTCTTCTTCCGATTCTGGCGATTCCTCGTCTTCTAGACTGGCAGGCTCTTCGTCAGCTTCGGTAGATTCCTCAGACTCTTCTTCGGGTTCTTCCTCTGGAGAGGTTTGTCGGGCCACACGTTGAGCTACAAGCTCTTCGAATGACAAATTAGACACCGATTCAATAGCTTCGGCGGTAGCTTCTGGATTACTCATAATGTTTATTTAAAACGCCATTTACGCTCGGCGATGCGTGTTCGCGAAGAATCAAGCATTAAATCATTAGTATGTCAAGCAATTTAGTAAGGTATGGAAATTGACACAAAAAAGAGGCCGTAGGGAAAACGAAAACCCTACGACCTCTAGTATGACACAAACCACAAAACACGCGCTAACTACAGTGGTCAGACATTCACCAGCGCACAGCAACTAAAACACGAAGTTGAAAACAATGTCAACCATTTTCAGCCGTCAGCAATGACAACAACTCGTCAAGAGTAGAAACGCTACCTACAATCTTCATTAGGTCGTTTGTCTCGGAGCATTGGCGAAGGTCAGCAAAGAAACGCTCGCGCTCGTCTCGGACAAATTGCACGATAGCCTTGAACTCGTCACGATCAGAGAGAGATTCAATGGCTTGTTGGATGGTTGGTTTAGGTAGTGATGTCATAATTATTTGTTTTTCATTCCCATTGCAGACATAATGGATTGGGTAATTGTTGGCTTAGACGCCTGCTCTGCTTTGTTCAAATTGCTTTGCACAACGCTAACTTCTTTTAATGCGTCACTACTTAACTGTGGGATATTACGATCTCCTCCAATTCGCCTCGAAATTATTGTTTGCCGAAACGCATTATCATCATTCAAATATGATTCGCCAGCGGGCCCGATATTTGCAAAGTTTTTTTTGCGCCACTCCTGCATCTCAGGCGTTATTTTGAATTTGGGAGAGTAGTCATTTTCTCCCATCCAATGCCTAGATGCTTCCAGTTTCACCAACGCATTGTATCCAGTTGGATCGTTTCTAAAATAATTTTGATTTGGAATAATGACTGAAGGCTCCCCGCCTCCTTGCCCCGGAGGATTCTTGCTACCTCCCCATGCCATTCCCGCTACTTGCTTGCCGTCTTTATTGTAGTAATCTTCAAGACCCATGCTTTTGGCGGGAATTACTGGATACCCCGCATAACTAGTCAGCAACGGGACATTATATGTTTGTTGTGTTTTTTTATTGGCTTTGCTCAGCAATGGTAATTCAGGCATAAAATTATTTCATTGATTTGCTTCCGCTGCACTTCCATTTGCGGCGTGACAGGTTGTTTGGAGAGTTCTTGTCGCTGCGCCAATCGCCTTTTATAGCATTGGATCTAGCGCAATAGGCATCGCCTTTGGCTGTGCCGGGACGAATCCTGTCACCGCCATCAGCGGCTTTACCCGCTTGCCCATACTTGACGGTCTTCTTGCGTCCTGTATCGGGATTGGTGACGATCTTTTTAAACCGCTTTTCCATTACTGTTTCATTCCTTGAGTTATTACTCCACTCATCCTATTTGATTAGTTTGCGTGTAGCGGATGAATCAGTGCCTCTTGACTTCTTATCCATTAAAGACATAAGTGCTTTACCCAATGTCGGTGATCCTGACAAATCACCACGCTTCCTTCTTTCGTGTTCTTCTGCGGAACGAATATTTGCTTTATTAGCAAATCCAGCTTGGTTTCGAGCTTCTTCTTTTTTTGATAAATCAGAATAGAATTCTTCATATTTCCTAATCGGAGTCATGACGATGTCTTTAATTACTTTTCTTTTATCTGGCATATTTTTATTTGTTTGATTTCTATTGTTTCATTCCTTGAGTTGTCACGCCTCCCATTTGAGCTGGATTTGTTCCGATTTTGCCGATCTCAGCGTTCTGCATCTGTTGCATCTGGAATTGATACTGCTCCATGTATTTCTGCAAGCGACCACCAAAGGCTTCATCAGACTGAGCGCGTTGCATGATGTCTGGCTGCTGGACATATGCTTGAACCATCTGCATGGCAATCTGTGCGCCGTTTGGTTGAGCCGGAACCTCGATTCCTGCAAAGATCTTAGCGAGGTCGTCAGTGACGTTCTTAGCAACCTTCTGTTGCGCTTCCTCGACTGGTTGCAGAACGTAGTCCGCAAAGATCGGGTTGATGCTCGACGCGGTAAATTCAAGGAGCTTGTTAATATCAAGAACCCCGTTGCGATCAAGCTGGACAAGCGAAACCATGTTTTTGAGTTGGGTTTCAGCAGTCTCTGGATCAGTAGTCAACGAGTCAAAGGAAACGGTAATGCTGAAGTTCTCGTCAGGACTGCCCTTAGTCATCGTTTGAGGATTGGGATTACCAGTAACTTGGAAGAACACCTCGTCCGGTCCCATGCGCTGATACAGCTTCCACGCCATATTGAGCACATCGCGGACATGATCGAGGAACTTGCCAACGTAGAATTGTTGACGGGCAACCGTGAGCGGGTTTGTAAGATCCAAGCCGACAGCGCGATCCGCTTGCGCCCGCATGGATACTTCGGCTTCTACTGAACCCTGATCCATCTGCGGAACTGGTCCCCAAGCAATCTCTCCAAGGCGACGATAAGGAACGCGACGGCCCGGACCCCAATCGGATGGAGGGCGCCCAGCTGGGTGCATAAGAGGCGGCAGAGTAGCAAGGGATGCCCGGTCAATCCGACTATCGCGCTCAGTCTTAATTTGCATCTGCGCCCCACGAAGGACGTCGGAAAACGTCTGAACCTCATACATCCGCTTCTGGTCATTGGCTAGCCGGGTTACAACAAATGGATAATCATCATATCCATTGAGAAGTTCATGCTTTGCGTAGCCATCGGTAGTTGGGTGGAATACCGTGCAGTAGATACCTTCAGATCCATCCTCTTCATCAATCAATCGTTGATATCCATATACAACCATCACAAGGTCATTATCGTCAGTGATTGGTAAACGAGTGACGGTTTTCACCTTCTCTCCATCAAGATACATGGAGTCTTTTCCACGAAGGCTGGAGATAGCGTGATCGACCCATTTCCGATCCCATCCTTCATTAGTGACTTTTTTCTCAAGCTCTTGTGCCGTCAAGAACGTGCGCCAGAAGATGTATGGAGCGCGTTGAGGATCGGAAATATACGGAGGGAAGATGACTTCTCCATCTGGAGCGCACGAATAAACAATCGGGCAATCAACGGTTTGGCGTGGAATTGGGATTTCAGAGGTCCCTGTCTTTCGCAGCTCCCTGATTGCTTTCTTTGTTCGCTTGTTCGACAAGTCTGGAAATGCTTGCTGGATCAATCCAAGAAGCATCTCGTCATCGTCACCATCAATAATAAGGTTCGCTAGATCAGGAGATTGTTGGGCAATCTGTTCGATGGTTACTTGTTGCAAATATGTCCTTTTTTCTCGCTTCCATCCGACATAGGATACCATAATCCCCTTCTCTAGCAAATAGTTCGCACCCAACTCCATTTGGTTCTTGAAGTCAGGAATGTAGGTCGAGCGCATCCACTTAAGG